CGAATAAGAGGAATTGAACGCAAGTTACACTTTGAAGAAGGTGGAAGCCTTCACGAATGGCGAGGTGGGCTTCACACCGTCACCGCAAATAAAAAGAAGAAGCAAAACAAACGAGCCTGTCGAGGCAAAATAAGAAATTGAACTTTTAATTTGACAAATCTTCTGAACGTGATACATTACTAATATAACCAAAACAACCGGAGGCTCCAATGAGCAACTCATTCAAAATAGGCGATACCGTCAAACCTAAATCAGACTATCCACAAGAGGTAAGAGGCCGCAACGGGTTCGAAAGCATAAAAGGAATAATAGAGGGCTTCGACACAACGACAGGCCGAATACTCCCTATTATCCAAATCCAAGATGGAGATATGTATACTGTTAACCCTGACTTTTACGAGATCACCGAGGCAAAATAAAAACGGTCAAAAATTGTCCACTTTTTAATTTGACAAATCAACTGAACGTGATACATTACTTATATGAAAGCAAAACAACACACTTTCTTTTTTCAACCACTATTTATTATATAACCCGTCCATTCGAGACACTTTACATAAGGAGCCTATCATGGCTATTGACTTCAAAACATTAAACTCAGTCCTTCCTTACATCCTTGACGCTAAGTTCCCTGTTCTTATCCGTGGTAGACACGGTATCGGTAAATCTGCTATTGTATATCAGATTGCTGAAGATCGCGGCTTGCCTGTCATTGAACGTCGTGCCTCTCAAATGACTGAGGGAGACTTGCTTGGTTTACCAAAGGTAGAAGGCAATGTCACTACTTGGTTGGCTCCAGAATGGCTTCACAACGCTTGTAACGAGCCTTGTGTTCTATTTCTCGATGAGGTTGACCGTGCAACTATGGAAGTTCGTCAAGGTATCTTCGAGTTGTGCGACAGCCGCAAGATCGCGGGATATACCCTACACCCCGACACACTTATCTTCGCTTGTGTAAACGGTGGAGAGCACGGTGCTCAGTATCAAGTAGGCGAAATGGATCCAGCAGAATTGGATCGTTACACCTGCTTTGACGTTCAACCAACTGTTGAAGATTGGTTGAATTGGGCCGATGGTAATGTTGTTTCACAAGTTTGGGACTTCATCAATCAGAACCATCAACACCTCGAACATACCGATGAGTACGAGCCTAACAAGGTTTATCCATCTCGTCGCTCTTGGGTTCGTTTATCCGACGCTCTCCAGTCTATGGGTGAGATCAAGCAAAGTCCTGTACTTTATCACCTTGCCTCTTCTTTCATTGGCTTCGAAGGTGCGGTTGCTTTCAATGACTTTGTTGCAAACTATAAAAAGATTGTAACTGTTGAAAACATCTTAGATGAAGGTAAGATCGAACTCACCAAAGAGTTCAAGATCAATGACCACAACGCTCTTATCGAGAAGTTCAAGCAAAGCAAGTGTTTCGATGATAAATTATCCAAGGATCAATTGAAAAATGTTGCTGAGTATATGGTAACATTACCATCTGAGATTGGTATGTCATTCTGGACTGTAATTGCTTCTGGCTCCGAAGCCAAGCACAATGCAGCAGGTGTTCACTCAGTGCAATTATCTGGTGGAACTTCAGTTCGAGATTATATGATAGAAATCCTCGGTGCAAAAAAGTAACGAGTATATCGAGGGTGTAGCAATGAGGACAAAAAATGTCCTCAAATGCACCCGAAATAATTTGACAGATAGTTACTGACAGGATACATTATAGTATAACCCAAATCCTTGGAGGTCATATGACCACTGAAAACAAAAATGAAAATACACCTAAACCAGTGTTTGATTTGAATAAGCACACTTTCAAATTGCTGCAATCTGAGCCGTTCTTTGCTGGCTTGTCTCGTCGTATCCATAAGAAGGAAAGCACTGCTATTCCAACTGCCGGTGTGATGATTGATCCTGATACTGCTCAGTTCGTCATGCTCTACAACCCTAACTTCTTCGCTGAAATGCCCGAAGAACAGCGGCTTGGTGTTCTTATGCACGAGTTCTATCATCTTATATTTGAACACGTTACTGGTCGGCTACCCCCCGAGGGCATGAGCAAGATGTGGAATGTAGCCACTGACTTGGCTATCAATTCATTCTTGGTTGGTAAACTCCCAGAAGGTGGTTGTATCCCGACACAAGAGCCATTTCAAGACTATCCCTTGGAGATGTCAGCAGAATGGTATTTCTCCAAGTTACAGAACGACCCGCAATTCCAGCCTCCACAAGATGGCGAAGGTGATGGAGAAGGTGGAGAAGGCCAAGGGGATGGAGATCCATCTGAAGGCAACGGCTCCGGTTCTGGTGGTGGCTTACCTGATAGCCTCGATGACCATAGCGGTTGGGGTGAAGTTGATCAAGAGACTAAGGCAATGGCCGAGGAACGCTTGAAAGACGCTATCCGCAAGGCTACTGACGAAGTCAATTCTGGTGGCCGTGGCTGGGGTTCTGTATCTCAGGATATGAGAAAGAAGATCCAAGACATGGTTACACCTAAAGTGAACTGGCGGTCTGTCCTTCGATACTTCGTCAAGACTTCCCAACGTGCTAATCGTCGCTCGACAGTGCGGAGGATAAACAAGCGTTTCCCATATATTCATGCCGGAAAGAAGGTCAATCGTACAGCAAAGATTGCTATCTCTATCGATCAATCGGGGTCTGTCTCAGATCAAATGCTTGGCATCTTCTTTGCTGAATTGAATGGTCTTGCTAAGTATGCCGAGTTTACCGTGGTTCCCTTCGATACAGAAGTTGCTGAAGATGAAGTTTATGTTTGGAAAAAAGGTAAACGACAGACTTTTGAGCGTGTATCTTGTGGAGGTACTTGCTTTGATGCCCCGACACGTTGGGTAAATGAACGTCAATTCGATGGTCATATCATCCTAACAGATATGGAAGCACCAAAACCAGTTCCATCTAAATGTCAGCGAATGTGGATGACAACTCCAGAATGTGCTGCTCGTCCTTACTTTACGACAAACGAGCGTGTCATTGCGGTGGATAAATGAAATACAAGTATCTTGATTTGAAGCCGCTCCCACAGCGGCCTATCAAAGAACACGTTTATGAACCTACTGAGAAGGATAAGGCTTTATCTGCTAACATGTTCGAATTGGCCGACAGGATAGAGAAACAACTTGAAGGCAGATGGAGGCCGTCCATTGGAGACAAGGTTATCTATGTTGACGAGGACACCGAGCCACTCGGCTATTTAGAGAATGAGCAAGGCGCTGTTACATATCTTGGCTTTGGTTGGTTCCAAGTTACTTGGGATAACTTGGGCCTAAGATCTTATGGATTATCTTGTATAGTTCAAAATTGGATCATATTGGCCCCATAACGGCCTTACACTCTCATACCCTACCTACACCCCTATGAACCCTCACAAATGCCTTTAGGAGCCTATATGAGCCTTACGAGACAAACAATTACCGTTGCTTCAAATGTTGGGGACGGTAACAAAACAACAGTCACTATGCCAGCACAACATGTTTATCCTTTTATCATTCATAAATCATTGATTGAATGGAATGAAAAGCAAGATGGAGAGAGAACACGATATACAAAACAGTGTATAGTCTCGCATTTGTATACTGGTTATCTTGTTGCTCATTGCAAAGATTACAAAAACGCTTTCGAGATAACCAAGAGAATAAAGGATAAACCAATTTTTCTCATGCCTACGGTGGAAACAATGAGGATGCATGACGATTGGCATAAGACTGCCGTTATGATGAGGGAATTGAAGGAAAAATATGCTATTTCACAATAATTTCAACTATTAACTTGACAGATAGTTACTGACAGGATACATTATTAACATGGATCAATTGTGATCCACCAACCAAAGGAGGGCTTATGCCTTATATGACCGATAACGTGGGCGTTGTAGACGCTTTTATGAACCTAAACACTGCAAATGCTGGTAGACTAAAGACAGATGGACAATCTCTATATTCTTATGATCTCCGTATTGCCGAACACATTCCACAAAGGGATGGCACAGCAATCACCGTTGTATATGATTATACAAGTAAGGGTGGTAATTACGTATCACAGACAACATCTGGACATGTTGGACTTGTGAAGAGAAGGATACCAAGAAGGAATGTAATCTCAGTTACTGAAGGGCTTGACACCGGATTGATCGAGGATAGACCAAATGTTATTAATAAAACACAAAGATAGAGGTTATGGACATGCGGAGAAAACTACTCAGAATGACGGCAGGGTTGGCTATAGTGTGCGGTTTTTCGACCGTTATGATTATCAACTACATTTTACAGAACAATCAATCTCAAGAGGAATACTAGAGATACTGGAGGAAGGAGAAAAAACGGTCAGAAATTGACCGTTACTTTCCTTGACAGATAGTTACTGATAGGATACAATAATAGTATAACCCAAAACCATTGGAGGCACAATGGAAGATAATTTTTTCACAATAGAGCATTACAAGTACGGTATCGGCACTGCAATCTTAATAAAGCACCGCAGAAAAAGACCAGATGATTTGTTTATGTGCTCTTTCAAGGAACTGAAGGGCCAAAAATTATTTTATTGTCGGAAAGACTTCGATGAGGCTGAAGAGGTCTGGTGGAATAGTGATGGAAAGCCTAGAGTTATTGCAAACGATAGCAATAAAGATACAACCTTAGAAGATACTTTCAAGGCACTATTTGGTGGTGGTATCTCACCAATAAATTACTAAAAGGCTTCAGTGGTGTTTGAAGTTGGTGATCTCGTGACGGTGGACAGTGACACCCTACGTGCTTATGTAAACGGCCATGTTTACGAGCAATGGGCAAAAAACCAACTTGGAATTGTTGTTGACGTTGAAGGTCACTTTGTTGAAAAGTCCCAAGCCACAACGATCCTTGTGAAGGTTCACTTTGAAAGCCTTGGGAACTCTTATTGGCTTTATGCTCGCGAGGTCATTCTTCTAACACCCGTAAAACTGGACAGTAAATAAAAAGCGGTCATTTTTTGACCGTTTCTTATTTGACAAATCCCCACAACGTGATACATTATTAACATAACCCGAACGAATGGAGTTCAAATGATAAAATCAGAAACCTCTTGGCTTGATAAAGAAGTAGAATGTGACGATTGTGCTCATCTTATCCCAATGTCCTATATGTGCGTCGATTATGATGGTGAAAACGTTTGTGAAGGCTGTGCTGAACAGCGAGATGTTGAGGATCAAAAAGTCAACCTAAAAGTAGGCGATTTAGTCATTGAAAAGAGGCTGCACAACCATCCGTTTCCTGCTCAACTATCGATGGTAACTGAAATTATTGAACAGGCCCAAAGAAAAGTAATGGTTCAAAACATTCGCACTGGCGGTGAATACTGGCTTTATCTATATGATGTAAGGGAGATCAAATGAAATTACAGATAGGAGAATTGGTGGTTTACTCATCAACTTGGATAGCCAATAAAATCGGCCTCAAAGAAATCTATCAAAACTCGGTTGGCATTGTGAAAAGCGGAAAGGGTGAACCTTGCTATTCGGTTGTGTGGAGTTGTGGGGAAACTCGCGTGGTTCATTATACATATTTGGAGAGATTATGAAAGTTGGAGATTTAGTAAGATTGAAGAGATATATAAGCACCGACGTGTACGGTGTTGTGGTGGAAGTCAAGTACAATATATCAATGGCTGAGGCTTTTTTACTGGTGCAAACGTCCAAGGGAGAACGAAGAATGGAGCGTCAATCTTGGTTAGAGGTGATAAATGAAAATAGGTGATTTAGTAACAGTCAAAAGAGATATGCATGGTGACATTGGTATCGTGATTGATTTGAATTATCTTGGAGACAAAGCAAAGATAATTTGGGATGATTTATCTATTTATTGGGAACCGTCCCGTGCGTTGGAGGTATTATGCAAGTAGGCGATTTAGTAAAATATGATGCAGAAGATGGTGACACGCTTGGGATCGGAATAATAACAAAAACAGAGCGAACACCGTTTAGCCTGCATTGCTGGGTTCTGTGGAACTTTGGAGACATTATCCATCATTCCTCTTATGCCTTAACAAAACTCGATACACTGGAGAACAAATGAATAATGTAATGTTAATAACAGATGCCGATGGTTCAAGATACGGGCATGCGATAGAAAAAGTCAATCAATATGGCCATAAATATATCGAGGTTCGCTTCATAGATGATTATGAAAATGTGCATACAACAAATTGGTCTAGTTTCCTTATTTTTTATGAGGTTCTCAATTACAATTTAGGGAAGGAAGAATGAAGATAGGCGATCTAATTTATATACGAGATAATATGAGCATACACAATATAAATGGTCAAGTTGGCATCATTCAGTCAATCCCAAACCGCTGGAAGCAATATAAAGTTTTTGTGGTAAGTCTAAACCGAGCAGTGTTCCTGACACCCGCAGTAATGGAAAAACTATGAAGAAGGGTGTCTTGGTCAAATGGTCGGATATATGGCTAAGAGGTTCTGGAACCAACCTGCATGAATATAAAGATCAACTTGGAGTTGTAATCGAGAAAGGAGAAATACCGAATTGCTGGATGGTTCTTTGGAATAATGGTATCGTCGATGAAGTTCATGTCGAGTATCTGGAATTGATATGACGGCATTGAAAGAGGGCGATTTAGTTGTCGATATATTCTCGAATAATGAACGAATAGGAGTTATTATCGATATATCATTGAACGGTGTATTTGCTGAAGTCTTATGGAACGATGGAAGCGTAGCGCATTATGACACGTTCTTCCTTGATAGACTGGAAGTTCCCGAGGCCCTAAAAAAATAATTGTAAAAAGAAAGAAGAAGTAAAAAACGGGTAGAAGAATAATAACATCAATAAGGATAACGAGTAAGAGAATGATAGGTAAAGGAAAGGAAGGAAGTATTATTCAGAAAGGGGACTTAGTTCTTCGTGGTGGTGTTATGTTTATCGTATTGGATATAGGTGACTATGAGCATCACGGTTATTGTCAGGTATCGCCAGCAAATGATTTGAATACTCATATATGGATACTATCCCGCCTGTTGATGCCCCTTGGCTTCATCTGGGGCTGAAGCGTAGCGGATGCCCCTTACCCCTGTTACGTGTATGTGAATTATAGTTCTTATTTTATGAAAAAAATAATCCTCTTCGGATGTGGTGTCCGTGCCTGTATCCCCCCATACAGCGTTCTGTTTCCCTTCTACCCAGATACCCCCGTACCCCGACCCGAGTATGCCTTTCAAGCCCGTAAACGTGCATAGACGCGCTTTGAGTGATGCGGGAGTGTGTTGACGCGTCTGCGTCCATAGGATGCAATGTGGACGTGTTGTGGGCCTGTTCTGTGGGTGCTGGAGTGCGCTTGTAGTGCTTGTAGCAAGCCCACATTTCCCCCGTATATCCGAGGTTATAGGCGAAACATAGCGTAACACGTAACGTAACATCATATTCCGTAACACCCGATCTTCAAATAATCCTTTTAGAACCTACACTATTTAGGATTTACCTTACTTGACGTAAGTAGTTCAAACCGACGATAATGCAACTTCAACCTACCTTTTTTGCTCTTGACGTGTATTCCTTGAAAGTGTGTGTTTTCGTTCATACACCCCTTGAACTGCCGATTGTCGAGGTTCAACTTGGATTATTCGTACATGCATATACGTGAAAAACACCCAAAAACCCCTAAAATGCCCTAAAATCGGGGGATCGCGATAAGCCCCGTATCATCGAGGGTTCTACAATGCCCGTGGTTCGGGCGTTATCGACGGATCCAATTACTTTACATAATTATATTGAGGGCCTCTTCTGAAAAAATACTTTACATAATTATATCGAGCGCGTAACATTCGGTTCCCACAGTCCCCACCAATTCGAGCGTATCCTTACGGGGCATGTAGTACTAACCCCTTGATTTCATTACGTTTTTTCATTTGCCTTGTTACGCGCATGTTACGATTTCAGAAAAAACTTTACATAATTATATAACACGTTCCGCGCGTCATCCAACCAAAGCCCCCGTTATACCGGCACTATCAACGACTACATGCATACGTACGGCTCCTTCGGAGTCATGCGCGTGTTAGCGTACGCTTAGGGAGGGTATAGTATTTCAGCCCCGGAATACCGAGGTTCTTTATTTTCGGTCATTTTTTGTCCGGAAAAGAAACAGTTTTTATTTGACAAGTTAGTTAGGGTATGATACATTATAGGTAAGAAAGGAAATTACTCTTTTCAATCAAGCCTTGGAGGGCTTACATGGTTTCTTATACTTCAATCCAAACTACCGATACCAATGGCCAAACCGTTATTTGTTCTAACCTTCAATCAGCCCGTGCTTATCGTTCCGGTCGGGTTCCAATGAAGAACTTGCAACCAGTTGAAACAAGAGTGAACGTTAACGCTTTCGTATCTCCATCGGGTCAATACTATGTTCAACACGGCAACCAACGCATGGACGTTGCTAACGCTCAAACCGCACGGCACTATGCCAAGAACGGTGTGGCTATTTCGGTTATGCTTGCCGCCTCTCTTGAAGGTTTGAGAGGATAGGAAAATAAATAAACTTTTTTCTTGACAAACTCTTTCAACGTGATACATTATAGTATAACCTCAAACAAGGATAGTATCCAATGACTTTTGATGAAGCACTTTTCAAACTCAAACAAACTCAAGATCTCTCTACAAACATGTTAGAACCTCTTGGAATTCCCTTCGATCACTTCTTAAGATACTGTAGTTTGACCTCGCACCAATCACGGCTTGCCATTGCTCGTCTTATCCAAAAACTCGAGAACAAAAGAAACCGGTCATAATTTGTCCATCTTTTAATTTGACAAACTCTTTCAACGTGATACATTATATATATAACCAATAACAAAGGAGCCAATCATGGCTATCTCAACTAACTCAGATGTAATCTACTCTTTCCTTTCTGGTCGCGATGCTCGTGGCTTAAACCTCTTCGCTAGAGGCAATTCGCTTTATTCTTACAATCTCAAGATAGCCGAATGGACTACCAATGGTGTGCTTGTCTATGACTTCACAGCAACCGGCAACGCTTTCATGTCAATGACAACCTCCCAGCACGTCGGACTTATCAAGCGAGAAGTCAAGCCTTCAAGTATTATGCTTGTTGAAGCCGCCCGTCACGCTGGTCTTATTCAATGAAACCCATAAACATCGGAGATCCCATGTTATTAATTACTATTTATCTTTCCTTCCTTTTTTCAATGTATGCTATCGCCGGAGTTCTTTCATGCTAATCACCCCTTTCGATGTTGTTATTGTTATGTTTCTTTCAACCCTCGCTGGCATCCTAATGTGTGAAGCGTACCACCTCATGGAGATATACGACGATGAACAAGTTTCAAAATAATCCGTGGTACTCAGTTATAGATGGCAAACTTTATTTTGTTTGTCGTGGTGGAAAGCACATCTATCTGAGACCATATAAATAACGGACATAAAATGTCCAAAAAACTTTCCCTTATTTCTTGACAACCCTGTCCCAGCATGATACATTATATATACAAGGAAGGCAATTCAGCCCCCTTTCAATTTCGGAGTCTCTATGACTAAATCAAATCTTTCTCTCTCTTCTCAATCTGTTCTCACCGCTTCCGGTTCTCGCTTCCCTAAGATGAACACTATCGCCTTTCACCCGTCCGTTGGATTTGGTGAGGTTGTTGGCCGTGTTGGTGAGCGTGTCCGTATCCAATTCGATGAGGCTGAATTGACTGATGAGCGTAAGGCTTTGATGGCACGCGTGGCTGACGCTTCCGCTAACAGTGCGGAGATTGAAATCGCTGGCCTCGAGGCTCGCAAGGCTGATATGACTGACGCGTTCTATGAAGCGGGTGCGATTGTAAACCAATTGACTGAGTCTATCATCTCGAGAGTACGGGAGTCAAATGAAATGCTTGTTGGTATCGATGGTGCCGAGGCTTCCGGCTGGGAGTTCGATGAGTATGCAACTGTATCAATCAAGACTAAGGCTGCCCGTGCGAAGGCCCCGGCCCCTCGGCTTCCTACGGCCCCCGCTGTTGCCCAAGGTCTCGAGGATGCAGGCCGACCTGACTGGTTGGTTGCTGAGTTGAACGAAACCTTCGGTGACACTTGGACACCGAATGCCAAATAATGTCCGGTCATTTTTTGACCGAAAACTTTTGTCTTGTGTTTCGCGTAACATGTTTTGTTACGGTGTGCCCCCTCCCCCCCTACTGGTGGAGGGTCTAGACGAAGGGTCGAAATAAGTACTTACGTTACGGGTTTCGGCTGGGAGCGCAGCGAGGTACATTCATACGCTCGGCCAAATTTCCGAGATTTCACTTTTTCCCTCAATTAGATCTTCATTTGACTATTTATGATGAGAAAAAATTACCAAAAAAAAATTTTGAGATATAAAACTGCTATAAAATTTCATGGAGAAACAAAAAATGAAAATAAGTAAAGAAGAATTAGTAAAAATTATAAAAGAAGAGGTTGGCTTACTTGAGGGTGAGCACGATGATCCAATGGACCCGAACACCCCTTTGAAGATGACCAAAGCATTGGAGATGTTCATCGAGAACGTCCTTATGCTTGCAGAGAAAGAATTGGGCATCGATATGGACGATAAAGAGTCAGATCATCTTTATTCGCTTCTATTGACCCAAATGGATTCCGGAACAGAGTTGGCGGCAATGGTTGCAATGTCTTTAATAAAATTATGGAAAGATGGAAACCGGGGGAAACACTCAGATCCATTGAAGTACCAATAGGAATAAAAAAAATGAAAAAACTTACAAAAGAATTATTGAATGAAATAATCAATGACGTTATAAGTGATACCCTTATAGAAGAAGGCCGGGCACAGTTTTCGAAAGTGAAGCCATGGCAATCGGGTATAGTGTATTTTGATAAGAGCGCTAATGCAGAACCACTAAAGCCCAGAATGGTGCGAATAAAGGCTTCCGTTGATGTGCAGGGCACATTGTCGCTCAAAAAGAATTACCAACAAAATACGGTGCAATTAGAGATTGTTACAGATGTGATTGATAATGATGGTAAACATATAAAGAAGCCTATATATGTAAAGGTGCCCGGTAAAGCAATTATACCAGATGATGAAGGAAGGTTCATCGATATTGAGGGATGGCGCCTAAGTAAATTAGGGCTAACTGATAAGTATGGAAACCTATTAGATTCCAGAGGTAATATTCTGGCCTCAAAGAAACAACAAAATAAATTCTCAGGAGCATAGACAATGGCCGCTAAACAACCACATGTAAAAAAGAAAACTCGTCAAGGACGAGGAAAGAAAACTAAATACGGACGGAAAGGTGGAGGCCCGGAAGGGTCGACAAAGTCGAAAGGCTACAAGAAGCCTCGTCGCGGACAAGGTAAATAAAATGACTTCTGGTCTTTTCGTATTATTGTTCAAGGATATCAACAATGAAAATAACAAAAAAAATATTATTAGAAATGATAAAAGAGGAACTCGGAGATCTCACTCCCGAGATGGAACTGTCTCCGGACGTTGAGCGCGTCAAAGACGCGATGTCCAATCGCATTGATAATAAGGAGGAGTTCACTCAATTGCTGACTTTAGTTCTAAAGATGGCGGATGATGTTACTGGCGCCGAGGAGATTCTCCGTCAAGCCCTAAAGCAACTCCCCGAGTTTATTGCGCAAATGGACGATCAAAATGAAACTTGATAAAAAATATTTATTGAATTCGATTGAAGAAGTTCTTCGAATAGCATCTTTGGAAGAGTGTTTGGAGTCGTTGGGTTCGGAAAATACGAAGGTAACGGTTGCACCTTTGAGTGAAATCATTGAAAATGTTGGAAATTTTGGCGCGAAATCGCGGGGCGATGGATTGCTGAATGAAGCATGGGATTCCTATTGGCCCGAGGCATTCAACGACATGAGAGATGAGATCAAAGCATTGACCAACAAGGGCGTTCGTGCGGAAGACTTGATATCAAAATATTTTCTTGGGTCAATGGAGTGGTTTTATTTCAATCCTGATTCTATCTGGGAAAGATATCGAGATATGTTTGGTTCTTTTGCTTATGCTTTTTTTGATGAAGATCCTCAAAAACTGAAAGCCGCGATGAAATTCATTGATGATATAAAAGGGTTCGATGAAAAGGAAGGGCTCGCCCAAGCAAATAAGATGTGGGACAAAATAAGAAGAGAAAGAGGAGAAGGAATGAGAAAATTGTCCTTCCTCTCAAAGTTGATAAAGTCTCTATCTAAAAAAGTTTCAAGATTCGCTAAGGCTGTTGATGCCGATGAAAAGTTCGAAAAGACTTTTCAAGAAGAAATAAAACGAACATTGATGTTTCGAATGTATAAGGATATTGATCAGGCATCATTCGACATCGAAGACATTGTCAAGTTTATCAATAAAGATGAAGGCGATGGAAATCTAAAAAAACTTGCTGCTTTTTATAAAAAAGCCAAGAATGATCCCGAAGTTGGTAGTATCGTCATGGCAACCAGAGTCTTTATCGAAGATGAATCCTTTGAACTTGATATGACTCCCTGCGATGAGAACACTGTTGATGGAGATGGGTGTTTGTTTCATAAATTTGATGATGGTTATTTCTGGCATGCTGTAAACGGAAACTCTTGTTCTGTTTCTGCTCGCAAGATGAACAACTGTGGTCAGGCAGAAGTGGACGATTCTATATTATACAACCTGATGAGTATGAATGAAGATGGGAATCCAAACTGGCATGTTATGGTTGAGTGGAATAGAAGAAACCAAATGATTGTTCAAGTTTTGGGAAAAAACAACAAGGTTCCAAAAGAAAAATATTGGGATAAAATCAAATGGTTCTACGAGTTCTTTGGTGAACCAACACTGAATGAGTACGCTTGGGATAATCTTGAAGGACGAGAAGCCGAAGAAGAAGTAAATAATCTTCTAAAGTACCTCGGGCTAAAATCGGATGAACCAATTACGGAAACTTGGTCAAAAATGACCAACCAGATAAATGATGGGTTTTATAACTCAAAAACTTATGAAGGGACGTTCAGTAATTTCGCAAAAGCCGGAGGTATCAATACTAATTGGGGACACCTAATGTTCTCAATAGAGGATGTAACTCCACAGAATGTTACTTTGCGTGGAAGAATTCAGATTGTTGCCATTGCACAACCCCTAATGAAAACTGGTGGAAGAAAATACAAAGATGCAGCAAAGAAGTTTCAAGAAACTTTTTATAATGATTTTCTTAAAGATATATTGAACCCAGATATTAATGACTTTTTTGATTTTGAGAACAGATTGCGTGTCCGAACGGGATTGTCTAATACTGGTAAACTTGTAATATCTTTTAGTGTGTCCTCGAAACTATTGCAAGATAATGACGATGGAAGATCCTCGAAAGAATATCGTGATCAAATAGAAAGAGAATACCTCTCTAGTGTAATGAAACTGACTCAGAGAATCTTCACGCCGCAACGGATGATGATCATTGGTAAAACAATCGCCGATCAAATTAAGAAGACCGAAATAAACGAAAGTAAAGCAATTAATAAATTAGATAAAAATTACTTAACTTCCGTGATTCTCGAAGTACTCAAAGAACACAAAGAAAAATAAAATAACCATTCAATTTCCAAATCCCTCTATTGCCCCCTATTTACTTTAGACATGGAGGATTTATGAATGTGGATATTAGGACTATTATTCGCTTGTAATGATATAGCGCTAAATAAAATACAGGACCCGCAGCCGGAGATTGTGGTACTACCGGAGGTCATTGACTTTGGTAATATGAGGTCGGGTTACGAAACAGGGGTTGAAGAATTGACGATTGTAAATGCGGGGGATGAAGTATTAGTACTTGATCCTCTTTTGCTTATTGCAGGTAATGATCGATTTTCAATCGGTAGTAACGCTACAGAAGATTGGGAATTGCAACCGGGCGAAGGTATTCAAATTGACGTATATTATGAACCTCAAACATATGAGAGTAATGGTGGTCTTATAGAGATCGCTTCTAACGACGATGAGAGCCCCGAGATTGAAGTTCTCTTGCTTGGGAAGGGTGATGCACCTGTGATGACTGTCGAGCCAGCCACGTTCGATTATGGGCTTATATCATTAGGGTGTGATAATGAAGAGAGAATCACCATCCGTAATAAAGGCAATTTACCTCTGACTGTTGATGAAGTAGTGCAGATGGTAACGCAACCAGTTGATATCATTATGGAGTTTGGCTCTTTACCTCCGCCGCCTTGGGTTCTCGATCCTAATCAAGAAGTAGATTTTCTTATTTCATATATTCCAAGCGATACAGGTGCTGATGAAAGTCAAGTGACGGTTCGTGGTAATGACCCTCAAACACCAGAAGTGGAACTGTTGCAAATCGGCGAAGGAATTATGGAGCAATATATAACCCAAGAACATATACAAGAAGAGGTGGCGATTTTAGACATAGTATTTGTTATTGATAACTCTGGTTCTATGGGAATGTTCCAAGGGGAACTATCAAATCAAATGACTGCTTTCATGAATGTATTCTTATCAACAGGCGCTGATTTTCATCTTGGGTTTATCACAACAGATAGAGATGCACTGCAGTGTAGTGCATTAGTTTGTTGGATTGATAATGCTTTCCCTAATCCTGTTGATTGGACTCAAGGAATTATTTCTCAAATTGGTACTGGTGGTTCTGCTTTTGAACGCGGGATTATGATGGCGAAACAGTTTTTTCAAAACCAAGATCCTTATAACGGTGGTGCTCCGAATACTCCGTTCTGGAGAGATGATGCTACTACTGTTGTTATATATGTTTCTGATGAAGCAGATGGCTCTATCGGAGGCTGGAACTCTTATACTTATTTCTTTGATAACCTCAGACCAGACGTGAATACGATGAAACATTTTGGTGTAATCGGTGATGCCCCATCTGGTTGTAGTTATAATTACAATGGGGTGCCTAGAAGCGTTCAGTATGGAATGGGATACTGGGATATGATTCAGCGCTATGGTGGAGAGTGGTACTCTATATGTTCGGTTGATTGGGGAGCACAGATGCAAGACCTCGCAAGCACCGTAACAGTCAGAACAAGATTCGGTCTTGACGAAGATGACCCAATTGAATCTTCTATTCTGGTCAAGATCAATGGACAGATTACTTCGACTGGATGGTATTATGATTCAAACACAAACTCTGTAGTGTTCGAAGAAGGTTCAATACCGGAGGCAAACCAAACAATCACAATAGAATATGGTATCTGGGGATGCTAAGAAGACACTATGGTCTTTGGTTGTTGGTTGCACTCATCATTGGGTTTTGTCTGGGCTCGGGAATAAAGACTGCTTGGGAACACAACCGTTTTATTGTTGGTTCTTGGCAGACTCAAACTCCCATTCTTGTTGTTTGTCCGTGCAGTTCAGTCACCCGGTATCGTGTCGGTAATGCAGTTCAGTGGTGGGGCATAAGAGGATATGAAGTCAAGAGTGTGCATTGGGATGATGATAATACAGTTTGTAGTAAAGGGAAATTTGTTGATGGTGTGATCTTTATAAGAGGCGAAGGAGAACGCGAGAAAGGAACCTACGCTGTTACTTCAAGGATAATGATAATAAACGATATGAGGTCGGCATCAATCTTGCTTCCAAACGGAAATACACATATGCCTAGACTATTAGAACACGAAATGGGACATGCATTTGGAATGAGCCACGTTGATATTACAGGACATATGATGCATGCAATATATGAATATGGTGGAGACCGCTTTTGGATTCCAGATTAAGATCTTAGACAACTATTTACGATGATGAGGTGAATAGTATGAAACTGTTACTTGAAAAATGGAAAGCATATACCCAAGACTGTAAAAATGCCGACGGCAAAGATGGAAATGCTGTTGTAAAGAAAGGTGGAAGTGATAAAATTGAATCTTGTCACGCATCAAAAGAAAAAGCAGAGGATGCTGTAAAGGCAAGGTATGCTAATTACAAATCTGAATCTCTTGATGAGATGAGTGCTATGGGTGGTGGGGCCGTTCAAGGATACGCAGCACCATTAGAGGACGAAAGAGAAGAGTTGGAAGAAATGTTTTCTTCTTCAACACAAACTGGTGGGGTTCCACAAAGTAAAGTCTCTGGTGAGGAAGAGCACGAAGGACATGTTGAGAGATCAAAACATCAAGGTCTGAGAAATGTTATGGAAGACGCTGGTGTTCAGTGGAAACTAACGGACTTTGCAGATAACCCAAGAAATGCTGCTAGAGTTTTTGATGTTCTAAAGGATATAATAAACAATATTGGAATAAAGAAATTACAAAACGCTGTTCTTTCGGACGCATCATCAGAAAGTAGAGTAAATGTGATGGCTAACAAATTTGGTTATGACTCAGACTTGCTTGAAAAAATAAAAAAAGATGATATTGAAGCAATAAAAAAATATTATCAATTTTTGATAAACGAATTTATGTTTTGGTCAACGTATAATCCAATGGCCTCGGCGGCACAGTATGCTGGAAGGCGTAATTTATTATCAAAACCCGTAAAAGATCTTGCTTATTCTCATATATATCGATATGTGAAGAGCCCATCTGTGAATAATCCAAAGAGTTTAGGGCAGAGGATAAGATCCCAAGCAGATGATTATGAGTTAGACCCAGATTTAGACCCCTCGTTGTACGAATTGCCCGAGGAATAGCTTGACAAAGACAGAATAATGTGTTATAATATATAAAAAGGATAAGAATATGAGAGACCTATTAGACAAAATGAAAAAATTAAATGAAAACAAGAACGGAAAGGTTGTCACATTCGATTTTGATAACACCATTGTAAAATCCTACGAGGAATCCAATGATGGTGAGGAGACATTGTATCGCTTTGGTGGAGTCAATAAGCAAATTATTGCAAGAATAAAGAAGTTCAAGCAGTCTGGAGCCACAGTTCTCGTTGTTACCTCAAGAATGCAAGCCCTTGAAGTACCAGAAAGTTCGGTTAGGGTGATGTTAGATCAACTAAAAATTGAAGTTGATGGAATTTTTTACACAAACGGTGAAAAAAAGGCACAAAAATTATATGAGTTAGGCTCCTCTTTACATTATGATGACTGTCCGAGTGAGCGTGAGGCGATTGAGGCTTACAAAAAACTTCACAAGAGTGATATTGTCGTCAAAAACCCTGATGATTTACTAAAAGATATCAACGAAATATCAAAAGGGCTTATTATTACTAATGATGGAAAGATTATTATCACACAAAGGTCTGATTCTCTTGAGTGGGATGCACCCGGGGGACACCTTATGGAAGGCGAAGAGCCGAATTTTGCTTTTTATCGTGAAACTTTAGAGGAATTATCGCTAAAAGTCAAGAAAATAGACTATTTGGCCACCGAAGATATCACTTGGAAGGGTGATACGAAGCCTGTTTATTATTTTGTTGGGTATGTTCCCCACACATCTGATGAATTAGAAGGCATAATACAACTACAGTGGGAAATTGAAGACTATTTTTGCGGTGATATTCAAGAAATTGAACAAAAAATGGGTGAAGGATCAACTCAAAACCTAGTAAACGCTCTCAAGCACCTTCTTGAGGACGATATGGTGCTTCAAGAGAGAGCATATCCTCATTCAGAGAACCATGCTACTAAAAAAAGAAGGCTGATTGGGCTTGGTGGTAGCAAATCCACTGGTGCAACTGGTCTGAAAAGATCAAAAGACTTCTCAAGATCCAAATCTGCACCTGCTGGTTTTGGTGCTTTGGAAGAAGCCGAAAAAAAAACAAAAAAAATAAAAATTAAGATCGTTTCAAGCGTTGACGAGAAGAAAAAACGCAAAAAAAAGAAAAAACCCGGACCAAAAAAGGGTTCTAAAAGAAAAAAGAGAAGAAATTACGGTAGCGCTTGGCCATATATTGGCGGCGGAGTAATTTCAAGCACCGATAGCGGAGAAGGAGGCGATGGTGGTGGCGGCGAATAGTGGAATCAAAGATAAACAGAAACTTCTAAAGTATCTTTATGAAAACCCAGAAAAATTAGCATACAAATTAAGAAAATTTATGGAAGATGATGATGGGTTTATGTTACCAATGGTCAAACTAAAAGGTAAAGGGCAAGGATATTATCATTCCACCTCAGATAAAAAACTCGTAAGAGTGAATAGAGACGCTGAATTCTTCTTATTGCCATGGGCTCACAAGAATGACGACAGAAGATGCTATGTTTACACTCATTATGTCTGGATGACTGGGTGTATTTTTGATGTGTTCAAAGATGATATAGAACTTATTGGAGGCAACTAGTGTACCCCTCAGAGAAAAGAATGGAAAAAAACATAAAAATAGCATTTTTATTGCTAATTACACTGTTAGGAGTCTCTTTGACCTCGGAAACATTTACTATTGTGATGTTAGTGTTCTATATCGCATTTATAAAGGAATAAAATTATGAAAATAAGTAAAAAAAGACTCGTCGAGATCATAGAGGAAGAAGCAGCGCTCGTTGATGGTATGCATGCTGAGTACTCGATGGATGGAATTGACGAAGAAGGTAAGATGGCCAAGCGTCAATTGCACGATTTAGCAAATTACTCTCACGAACTATGTGATATGCTCGCTGATGCGACACAATTAGAGTCTTGGGTGCAAGCAAAGATCACTAAAGCAGCGGATTATATCAAAACCGTCAAGCATTATGTCGAATATGGTATGGAAGAAGGCGCATACGACCAAGTTTCGTCCGAAATGGACCCCGTGGAGCCTGTTGGAGTCGAAATAAGTGAACCATACGAAGTAGATGACTCCGAAATGGTCAAAATAATGAGGGAATAATGAGACTCGACCATATTGCAATAAAAGTTTCGGATATTGAAGAAGTAACTAAGTGGTATTGCAATAAACTAAGCGTAAATGTAATTCATGAGACCGATTCGTACAAGCAACTGCAACTTGATAACACGATTTTATCTATTATTGATGAAAATCGCTACGAACACTCCCATATTGGCGTTTTTGTTGACAAAATAGAGGATTTTCCAGAAAATGGGACCATTATTGAACATAGGGACGGCTCTATTGGCTGTTATATGCTGGACCCTGCTGGAAACTGTGTGGAATTCATCTTTTATGGACGCAATTCAAGTAAAAATTCTTAAGTTGAGCAAAGAAATGCTTGATAAACTAAAAAACAAGGTACTTGGGGACTCTCAAACGGAAAAATACGTCATTGGAGAGATAGTTAGGTGGCCCGGATGGGATCTTAGCGAGGGTGGAGTGACTCGAATATACAAATATGGCGTTTTATTGTCTATTTATACCGGTATTTTGGATGCAAGAGAGATAAAAATAGCCCAAATATTGCCTTTTGGTGAGGATAAACCTATCAAAATAAGCCTTCTTTTAGTGAAAAAATCAGATTTAGAAGACTAATTAGACTATGCCTTGTAATATAAAGAACTTAGCAAACGTTGATTTAGGCTCTCTAGAGCCCCATATCAATGGAATGTACGACTATTTTGATCAAAAAATAGGCTTTCAGAAGCCTCCTACGATCGTTTTCGACTCGGACCCTAGTAATCAGTCTAGGGTTCTTGGCAAAACGGCATATTACGACCCTCAGAGCCTTGAAATACATATATATAGTGATGGTAGGCACCCAAAAGATATGCTCCGATCAATCGCACACGAACTAATTCACCACCAGCAAAATATGGAAGACAGATTAGATGTTGAGGGATACTCTGGTCCGGGCTACTATTTAGAGAATGATAAATTACGCGTCATAGAGCATGAGGCAATGCTTGAAGGCAACAAACTCATGCGTGAGTATGAAGACACTATTAAAAAGGAAAGTAAAGATATGTCACTAAAAGAATGGAAAAATAATCAATTGAACCAACGTCTTTTGAAAAAATTTGGAATCCTCAAAGAAGAGCAAGAACTCGATGAATTGAGCAATAACGCAAATCACACAGATCGTCATCGAGGTAATAACCAAGATGGTAGACTTCGTGAAGATGAAGAAGTTGTTGAAGAAGCAAAAGAAGAGTTAGAAGAATTGTCCGCTAATAAAGAACAAACAGCAGATAGACTTCAAGCCGGTGAAGAAAACGGCAGAGAACAAGGTCGACTTCGCGAAGAAGAGATTGATGAAGCACATTGTGGAAAACGTGATGATGAATTAGAAGAAGCAGCAAAGCCTGACTATCTTGATTTAGATAAAGACGGCGATAAAGAAGAATCTATGAAAGATGCTGCTGAAGACGCTAAAATGAAAAAAGAAATCAACCTCAAGGAAGTTGTACAAAAAGCACTAAGAATTGCTAAGGGTAAATAAATGAATAACAAAGAAGAAAAATTAATTCGCGAGTATGTTCGAATGAAGATTAGAAACAATCTTACAGAACAACAAGAGCACAAGAAAGAAGTAATCAAAGAAGAATTACGTCTTCGTTCAATTATTCGTGAACTATTGAGAGAAGGTGATATATCTGATATGCACCCTCATCGTTCTACTGGTATCAATGTCCTCGAGGATGTTTTGAAAAAAATGATCACCACTCTTAGAACTGATTACAAACGTATGACCACTAACAAGCAACAAAGGGATTCTTTCCGAGCACATATGATCTCTGCTGTGAAGGGAGCGCTAGCACCATCATTAGTGAATGATACTTACTTGCAAGGTACCGATACTCTAATGGCTGAACCTGTTCCTAAGATAGGAGACCCAGCACCAGAAGAGGAGTCTGACCTTATGGACTTAGAAAAGACCCTTCAAGAAATCGATATAGATGTTGAAGATGAAGATAAGAAAATCCCTGTTGAAGATGATGATAAACCAAACGAAATCGATGGTTTTGGAGCAGAAGGTATTGATCTAGATGAAACTGGTCGTAACATGGCTTTCACAACATTCAAAAAAATCTCCCAATATATCCTCGATGCTTACGACATGTTAGCAAACGTTGAGGACAAAAAAATCTTTGTGGATTATTTGATCACAAATATGAAATTATATTTCGATAAATTCGAACAAGAAATCCAAAAAGAGGTCACTGAGCCATCTACTTCTCAGTATGACTCAATGTCCAGATAACAACAACATATATAATATAACATACTGAAGGTGTGATGTCAAGTAAAAAAGGAAAGAATCATTCATTTATTCAATTGATGAAAAAAGAACGTCGAATAAATGCGAACTTCATGAATATTCTTTCTACCCTAACTTTAGAGGAAGTCATTGCACTGAAATTAGAGACATCAGTCAAAACCATAAACAATAAACTTTATAATTTCCCTCTCTGGAGTTCTATGCCAAATATTACCAGAGATGCTTTACTTAGATATGCAATGTCTGCTTGTCAATCAAAAAGAGACATGGCTAGATTTTTAGGTATACCAATAAATAAATTCAATAAGATAATAAAGAAGTATAAAACTGAAGAATTATTCAATACAGATGTATAAGTAGTATTTATTATATAAATTTTTTTATTGATAAGTAATATAATATAATATATATAAAAAGAAATAAATAAAGAAAAAAGGTATAAATCATGAAAGAAGGAAAGATTTACGAGGGAGATATTCTGATCATGGAAGTATTTCAAGAAGCCATTCTTGATGATGGAAGAAAAGTATGTGAGGCTTGTCTCTTTGAATTGATAACCGAAAACATCAAGAACCCAAGAGCACCGGTGGTAAGTTATAAGGAATCCAAGGTAAAACTAAACACAATCTATTCAGGTGACGAAAAACAATACAAGATTCATGTTGTTGATCCGAGAGATAATAAAGTCAGAAAAATAGAGTTTGGTAATTCTATTGTGAAGCCTAATGGAAACGGAAAAGTAAGAAAGTTCAAAACAATTCATAAATGCCGACCCCCTAATAGTGCTTGGTCTTGTTTGGGATAAAGTTCTTGACTTCTTGTCGTGAGTGTGTTATAATATTTATATGTTTAGTATTGGTGATTTAGTTACTCAAAAAGATTTCTCGACCTCGTTTATGTCAGATTTTCTAAAACGAAATTTGAATATGGGTGTTGTGGGTATCGTATTGGAAATAAAGATTGAACTAGATCCTACATCTAGTGATGTCTTCCACAATATGGTGTTTATCCGCTGGTCAAATGGAACCATTGAAAAACTACCAGAAATTTATTTAGAAAAAGTTTGAGGTTTCACTTGACACGCCTACTAAAGTAGGTTATATTATAAATACAACAACAACAAAACATAAATAAAAATTTTAGGAGAACGTATGAGCGAGATTGAGATCGCGGAGATTGCGCCAAAGAAAGGCCCAAACCCGCAAAAAGTAAAGTGGACTAATGTAGCCTACTATGATAAATTTACAGATGCAGACACCCACAGAAAACAACTAGACGGACTTGTGAAAGTAAGACGTTGTGGCCCCTATGGAACAAAATTTGTTGTAAGGACAGGTAAGTTATTAAACCAACCCGGAGAACAAACTGATGAGCAATAAGAAAACAATAGAGCAGTTAGATGAAAAGAAAAGTTGGAATAAGAAAGACTTGACTAATATCTTGAGTTTTGAATTGGATATATCAAAAGCCAAAGCAACAGAATACATCAATGCTTTTGTCGGCGTTGTTTCTGATGGGCTTTCGAAAGGAAAGAAAATAACAATTTCAGACTTCGGAACATTTACAGTTTCAAACAGGTCGAGTTTCAAAGGAACACACCCAAGAACAGGCGAGCCTTTAGAAGTAACGGGTAGGAACATACCCGGATTCAAAGTGGGTAAAGGCTTGAAAGATCTTCTCAACCCACACTTGGGAGAAGATAATGGGTAAAACAGTTGTACTTTTTGATATGGATGGTACACTAACCGAACCCAGAAAGAATTTTTGCTTATCTAATTTGAGCCACTCTCTTTATGACCTCACAAATAGAAGAGTTGAAATAGGAATTGTGACTGGTTCTGGACTGAAGTATCTAAGAGAACAAATGGGCGAATGGCTTGATAAATCGACTTGTCGTTACAAGACGCACTTGTTACCTTGTAACGGAACACAGTATCTTGAACCTCCTATGTTCCCAACCGAATCACATAAAATAACTTATGATGTTTCGATGAGTGAACATTTAGGTTCTGATATCTACAGAGATATAATGAAGGAATTGATAGACCTTCAGATGGAAATATCAGAACATAATATTCCATTATCTGGGCATTTTATAGACTGTAGGGGATCAATGATCAATTGGTGCCCCATAGGCCGTGAAGCAAACGACGCACAGAGAACCCAATTCAAAGAACTGGACAAGTTACAGAACCTAAGAGCGTATTTTTTAGATACTCTAAGGAAACAGTTCCAATGGCTTCAGATAGAGGATAAGGTAGTTGCTAAATTGGGTGGTAACACATCCTTTGATATCTACCCGGTAGGTTGGGATAAAACCTATGCCCTCAGACACTTTCCTGACTATGATATATTTTTTGTTGGTGATCGCTGTGAATCAGATGGAAACGATTATGAACTCTACAAGCATTGTGGAGAACAAGGGTATAATTCAAAAGGACCAGAGAACACTGTAGATATTATCAATACAATAATAAAAAAAATAATGGAGAAAGAAAGTGAGTGATTTTATTCGATCCGGCATAGGAGCAGCCCTTGAATACGGGATAGATTTACAACTAGACTCTCCAATAGAAGAACAATATTATACAGAAAAAATGTGTGAATACTTCAATTATTCCACAGACTTCAAAGCATATTCAAGTGGCGAATCGAGTTTTGAAATAGAATTTGACAAAAACTCCCCCATTATGGAGGTTGTAATACGAGATTCGGTACTATATATGATACCATATGTAGAAGATATATTCGAGATATTCACATTGGTTTTAAACTTTATAGCAAAAAAACATCGTGATATAGTTTCAGAATTTAGAGGAACAGAAGAAATGCACAAAATTGAATCTTTGGAAAATTTTGAATCGGAACAGAAAGAACTTCCTGTACCGGTTTCTGAAGATGACGATGATGATGATGATTACGAATGGATTTGAAAGGAAAAAAAATGAAAATATTTTACTTAAAAAGAACAGAAGATGAAAGCGGTGTAAGCGGCACAGGAAGGGTCGCACAAGGCTTTGTTTTTGATAATGGAAAGGTGGCTGTTACTTGGCTTTCAGAGCACCCTAGTGTAACAGTTTATGATTCAATTGGTGAGGTTCATGCTATTCATGGGCATGGTGGTAAAACTGAAGTTATAATGGAGCCAGACTTCAAGAAGGCTTTCGGTGAACTAAAGTCGTTTATAGACAATTTCAATCTGCAAGAGATAGCGGTTGCTAAACTCACTCCCGACTCACCAGCGTCGAAACTGATGGTGAAAGTCTAATTAGGATGTGGAACGAAGTAAACATAAATTGATGACTCTAAAATTGGATGCTGCTTGGCGCCCAATCGAAATAATACCAGCAGAGAGAGGATTCTCTATGGTCTATAGTGGACGGGCACAACCTGTTGAGAATTACACTCACGGGCCATGTGCCCGTTTTTTGTTTCCATCGGTCATTGTTTTGAAAAGTTATATAAGAAAGAAAACCATAGGTCTGAACCCAACCAGAAGAAACATTTACTGGAGGGACAAATATGTCTGTCAGTATTGTGCTAAAACATTTACTTATAAGAAACTGACCCTTGACCATGTGATTCCAAAATCAAGAGGTGGTGGTAAGGGATGGCTGAATCTGGTTACCGCTTGTGATTGCTGTAACCAGAAAAAGGCAAATAAAACTCCAACAGAGGCTGGTATGGAACTAATTACTACACCATACATTCCAAAAATGTCTGTTGTTGATGTATATCATCAAAAAGATATTCCAGAAGAATGGTATAATTTTGTAAAGAGGTGAAAATGAAAACAATTATGGTAAGCGGCGGGTTTGACCCTGTTCATATAGGACATGTTAGAATGATCCAAGATGCCGCTCGATGGGGAACCGTCATAGTAGCGATCAATTCAGATGATTGGCTAATGAGAAAAAAGGGCTATGTATTCATGCCTTGGAAAGAACGTGCTGAAATAATCGGCAACATCAAAGGTGTCTCTTTGGTAACTAATGTTGACGATCTTGACGGTACTGTTTGTGCTGCAATTCAAAGACACCGTCCACATGCTTTTGCAAATGGCGGAGATAGAAAGAAAAATAATACACCAGAAATGGAGTTGTGTAATAAAATGGGAATCCAATTATTATGGAACGTCGGTGGTGGAGACAAACCTCAATCATCTTCTTGGTTGGTAAATAAAGCAATGGAGTACTTAAAATGAGACTGCAAAATGAAAAACTAGACGAATTCTTGACCAAAGCAGAGAAAGACCCAGAAATAATGGAGGCACTAAGATTGATTATATCTGGATGTCACCAAGCATCAGAAAAGGGAGTATCCCTTGAGGAAGTTGCTGCCGCCGGAACAATGGGTTGGTCCATCGGTAATGATCCTGCAGTTGCAGCAATGGTAGAGTATATGTTTGAATTATCAAAAATGGGCATTGGCCCGAAAAAAAAATAAGGAGACGATAATGATTTTATTATTAGTAACGTTTTTGTGTTTTGCACAAGACGACGATAGAGACATTAGGTATAAAGAAAAAACAGAAATTGATTTTGAAGAACTTGATGTAGAAGGTGAATTAGTAAAACCACAAGGTGCTCTTTTATTAGACAGGAAGAGAGCAACGTTTAATCCACTAATTAAACTCAGATCAGACTTCAATCCAGAAATGTCCAAATCCGTTTCTGAAATAAAATAACAGGATACTTCAATGGCTAAAAAAAATTTCATCATAGACACAAGTGTATTCTTGTCGGACTCTAATTGTATATTCAAATTCCAGAATAATGATATCTTTATTCCCATAAAGGTTCTCGAAGAAATTGATAAACATAAAAAACGACAAGACACAGTTGGTCATCACGCAAGGCAGGCTATAAGACACTTCGACTCTCTGAGGGGCTCTGGTAGCCTTTCTAAGGGCGTTCGGATCGACAAAGGGTTAGGGGTGCTTCGTGTAATCAAAGCGTCTGAAATATGCCTTGACGAGCTTCCTAGAGATCTTACTCACCAAGTGGCCGACCACTTGATCCTTGGAACAGCATTGACGGTCAAAAAAGATATGCCTAAAAGAAAAACAATTGTTGTTTCTCGAGATATCAATATGCGGGTCATTGCTGATGCTTTAGGAATGCTCACTGAAGATTATTCAAACTCACAAGTGGTTGATAACTCAGATAAAATATACGAAGGGTTTACTAAATTACTTGTTGATGAAGAGTTAGTCAATCAATTCTATCTAGGGGATGATGTATTTCTGGATGAAGATGTGGTAACTCAACAAGGCATCAAATTACACTGGAACGAATTTGTGATGCTTGTATCATCCAGTAATGAAAAGAAAACAGCACTCGCTCGTTTCTCTGATTATATCAAACCCCTCCGTCACATTAGAGATCTCAAGAATGAACTTATGTGGGGAATCCTCCCTCGAAACAAAGAGCAGTCTTTTGCATTTGATCTTTTATTTGACGATGATATCCCTTTGGTCTCTTTGATTGGTAAAGCCGGTTCGGGGAAAACCCTTATGGCGATTGCAGCCGGATTAGAGCAGGGCTTAGGAGGTAAAGGGGATAAATATAGAAGAATAATTATTTCTCGACCGGTTCAGCCCCTTGGAAAGGATATAGGGTTCTTACCGGGTACACTTGAAGAGAAAATGCTTCCTTGGTTGAAGCCAATTCAAGATAATATTCGTCACCTTATGGGTGATGATCGAACTATGCTTGAGGCTTATGTTGAGAAAGGAAAAATTGAAGTAGAAGCACTAACTTATATCAGAGGTCGGTCAATTTCTAATGCGTTCGTAATTATAGATGAGGCCCAAAACCTCACGGCACACGAAGTCAAGACGATTATCACTCGTATTGGCGAAAACACAAAGATTGTTTTGACTGGAGACATTGAGCAAATAGATAATGTCTACACAAACGAGACAAGCAATGGTTTGACGTATGCAGTCGAGAAGTTCAAAGATAGTGAACTTGCAGGGCACATTACATTTAGAAAAGGGGAGCGATCAAAGTTGGCAACCGCCGCTGCTAAACTATTATGATAGGATTTATTTTAGGAATTATTTATGCAAGTTTTTTGGAATGGTGGGTTCACAAGCACCTATTTCATATAAGAGGCAAAAAAAAAGATAGTCTCTTTGCTTATCACTTGAGGGATCACCATGTCGTTGCTAAAAGAAATAATTTTGTTGATATTCGCATGTCTCTCATCGAGACGACTGGTCTTTTATTCCTTGCTATTATCCATTTCCCTATTTTTTATATTAGTTGTATGTTTTATTTCGCTACAGTTATCTATGCTATAGCATTTTTTGTGCTTCACAATTATGCACACAGGAACCCCCAATGGGCAAAAATTTTCCAACCTTGGCACTGGAAGCATCATATGGAAAACCCAAATTCAAACTGGAACGTTGTATTTCCGATTGCAGATTGGATAATGAAAACTAATAAATAAAACTTGACAGTGTGATCAGTTTGTGTTATATTAATAATAATTAGCAAGAGAGTTAGCAATATGTGGATAGAAGAATCAGCCAAAAGAGGGTCTAGGCTCAAGGATACGTATGTTATGAATGGTGTGCAAGTTTTCATCAAAGATAAATTACCAACAGATATAGACCCAGACTTTGTCTTCAATTATATAAATGCAAGAATACCTTTTCATCTTACAACAGGTATTGATATTGTGTATATTGGAAAGTTTCCAGAAATGATAGACAGGGAAATAAACGCTTTTTACGAAGATGGCGCTATATACGTGACTAATGAGCAAGAAGAAGAAATGGACATGATTGATGATATAATTCATGAGTTAGCACATGCAGTAGAAATAAATAATGATGAAATTATATACGGATCAGGCACGTTGCAAAGAGAATTTATTGCTAAAAGAAAAAATCTTACATCAAGACTTGCAGACTTATATGATATACCATCTGACTTTGACTTGAATATTGAGTATGATAGAAATATCGATGATTTTTTATACAAGACTGTAGGATATGATGTTCTAAACCAGATGGTATCAAATATATTTATATCAGGCTACGCAGCAACATCAGTGAGTGAATATTTTGCACGAGGGTTCGAAGAGTATTTTATCGGAGATAAAACAAAACTAAAGAAAGTAAGCCCTGTTCTTTACAGGATAATAGATGAACTTGTTCATTTGGAGGACTAATGACAAAACAACATATTTCGTTTTCAGAATTGAAAACTTGGGCAGAATGCCCACATAAACATAAACTAAAATATATTCAAGGCATTAACGGATTTACCGGAAATGCCTTTACTGCATTTGGAACAGCGATTCATAGTGTATGCGAGTTTATCGCAAAGGGCGAATTAGACCCAATTGATTATGATGAGCATTTCGATTTAGCATTTCTCTGTGAACTAAAGAAACTGGAAGAAAAACCAGAAAACAAAATGATTGCAGATATGCGACAGCAGGGGAGAGAAATTTCCCCTTCTGTTTTTCCTCAACTCAAGAGCCATTTTGGCGACTACGAGGTGTTTTCAACAGAAGAAATGCTTTATGAGACAATTGAGGAACTAACATACAAATGGCATCTCAAGGGCTTTATTGATCTAGTTATAAAAACTCCAGACGGAAAGTATCACATTCTTGATTGGAAATCTTGTAGTTGGGGCTGGGACGCTAAAAAGCGTTCTGAGAAGTTGGTGACTTATCAATTAACTCTGTATAAAAAATTCTTCTGCAAGAAACACAACATAGACCCAAGTGAAGTTGAAACTCACTTTGGCCTACTCAAGAGAACAGCAAAAACAGATAAGGTGGAGATATTTAGAGTTACATCCGGCGCTCGTAAAACAAAGAACGCAACAAAATTATTAACTGATGGATGCAGAACAATAAAAGCGGGAAATTTTGTTAAGAACCGAACTTCCTGTCAATTCTGTGAATTCAAGCACACGGAGCACTGTCCATAATATGTATAAGCCATTACCAGAATTCATAACAATACAAAATTCACCTATACACGGTTTGGGCTTGTTTGCAACACAAACTATAGACGAAGGAACAGTATTGGGAATAACCCACCTAAAAGACAATAGGTTCGAAGATGGGTACATCAGAACTCCTCTGGGAGGTTTCTTCAATCACTCCGATAATCCAAATTGCGAATGTTATAAAGATGGAGATTTTTTGAAATTAAAAACAATCAGAACAATCCACTCTGATGAAGAAATAACAGTAAAGTATTGGCTTTACGAAATATAAATAAAAAAAATATTTTTTCCCTTGACTTTCCCTTCAGTAAATGTTATATTATAATAATATAATGTACAAAAAGGAAATTTATGTCCAAAAAAATAAAAGTTATAACCATAAGTGACCATCCGCTTTCCCCGTCGGGCGTTGGTACACAGACGAAGTATGTTTGTGAGGCTTTGCTAAAGTCAGGCAAATTTGAAATACTTTCCCTCGGCGGGGCTATGAAGCACAATGATTATACCCCAATTACGGTTGACCCTCACGGTGAAGATTGGAGAGTAATACCGGTTGATGGATACGGAACACAAGAGATGATCCGATCTGTTATACGAAACGAGAAGCCCGACATGCTTTGGATCATGACTGATCCTCGATTCTATGAATGGTTGTGGGCTATTGAAAACGAAATAAGAGCACTGTGTCCTATCGTGTATTATCATGTATGGGATAATTATCCATATCCGCAATTCAACCAAAAATACTATGAGTCAAACGATCATATTGCTTGTATTTCTAAGTTGACTCATGATGTAGTAAGGAATGTAGCACCAGATACACCTTCGAGTTATGTTCCTCACGCTGTAGATTCTTCAATATTCAAGCCACTAACAAAAGAAGGTCGCTTGAAGTTACGTGAAGAGAACATGGACCCTCGAGATAAAGATAAAGTTATCTTTTTTTGGAACAACCGCAATGCTCGCCGTAAACACTCAGGAACCTTGATTTGGTGGTTCAGTGAATGGATAAAAGATCGTGGCCTTCAAGACAAAGCCCAGTTGTTATTACATACTGACCCTCGAGATCCGCACGGACAAGACCTTGAAGCAATTATTCAGAGAGTTGGTCTTACCAATAGAGAGATTCTTTTATCAACTCAAAAGGTATCACAAGAGCAAATGTCTATTTTTTATAATCTTGTTGATGTTACAGTCAACATCTCAGACGCTGAAGGCTTTGGTCTTTCAACTCTGGAATCACTTGCTTGTGGAACTCCAATTATTGCAACTATGACTGGCGGCTTACAAGAGCAAGTTGTCGGTGAGGATACTTATGGTGTTCCGCTCTTCCCTGTTGCAAAAGCAATTATCGGTTCCCAGTCGGTTCCTTATATTTATGAAGATCGAGTTAGTAAAGACCATTTCATGTCTGCCTTGAGTAACATGTATGATCTTGGCCAAGATGCTCGTTTAGAGATGGGCTTGAAAGGCGCTCGACATGTACAATCCAACTACAACTTCAATGACTTTGCCCAACAGTGGGTTGATCTCATGCTTGAAGTACACGAGAAAGAAGGTTCTTGGGATTCAAGACACCACAATACGATCACATTCAAGGAGATAGCGTGAAAAAGAAGATATTTGTAAGGGCTCCAACCCTCAGTCAATCTGGTTATGGAGAGCAATCTCGTTTTGCTCTCAGAGCATTGAGATCCAGAGAAGATCTATTTGATGTTTATATCCAACCAATACCATGGGGTCAAACAGGCTGGATTTGGGAAGACAATGAGTTTCGTCAATGGATGGATCAAAGAATTACAGAAACTCAAATATTGATTCAACAGCAAAAACTTCAACCAGACGCAAGTCTTCAGATTACTATCCCAAATGAATTTGAGCGTATTTGTCCTATCAACATTGGTTTTACGGCAGGGATGGAGACAACAAAGGTTGCTCCTGCTTGGATTGAGAAAGGAAACATAATGGATAAGATCCTCGTTGTCTCCAGTCACTCAAAGAACTCGTATGTTAATACAACATATCCATCTAAAGATCCTCAAACTGGTGAATCCATAAGCACGAAACTTCAGACCCCAATTGAAGTGACTTGGGAGTCCACTCCACAAGCACCTGCTGAAGAAATCCCCGGATTAGATATGAAAACAAAGTTCAATTTTCTTATGGTTTCTCAAATGGGCCCTAGAAAGAACTTTTCAAATGCAATCGGTTGGTGGATTGAAGAATTTATTGATCAGAACGTAGGTCTAATTGTGAAAACAAATCACCGTGGAAACAGCCGTATGGATTTAGAAGCCACTGAAGGAGCGCTAAAGGGTCTCCTTGCGCTTTATCCTGATCGTAAGTGTAAGGTGTATCTGCTTCACGGAGATCTCTCTGCAGGGCAAATGACGAGCCTTTATACACACTCTAACGTAAAGGGTATCATCAACATTGCTCACGGTGAAGGTTTTGGTCTTCCATTGTTTGAGGCTGCTAGAGCAGGGCTACCAATAATTACTGTTGGTTGGTCTGGACAACTTGACTTTTTACACCATGATGGGGTCGATTATTTCCAAAGTGTTGACTATACAATAGCCCCTGTGCAACGAGAGGCGGTTTGGAATGGTGTGGTGGAACCAGATTCTATGTGGGCACATGCTGACCAAGGCTCTTATAAGATGGCCCTTCGTAAATTCCGCAAGGAACACAGGAAGGCAAAAACCACAGCCAATAAACTCAAGAAAATTATAGAGAAGAAATTCTCAGATGAAAAATTATACGCAACATTTTGCGATCAAGTATCGGATCTCTTTGAGACCAAGGAACAAGAATGAACTATAAATTATCAAACCAAGCCGTCGGAGCAATCATGATGGCGCTCCAAAATTCCCTAATGGAACAGACCGATATCGTGCCTGTTCTTGGAAACTTTGAGATTCAAATCGATGATTCAAATCAACTTGTGGTTATGAACCCACCAGTGGTCAAGTCATCCGGCGAAGACATCGAGACGAGTGTTCAATAATGCCTAAATACGTTTACAAATGTAACGATTGTGAAGGTCATTTTGAGGTCTACCACGGTATGTCTGAGGAGCAAGATTCTTGTGTCCTTTGTTCCGGGGTAGGCCTCTATAGGGTTCCGCAAATGCCCCACATAAAGCGTCAAGAAGTTTCAAAGAGTGGTAAGGTAGGCGATGAAGTGAAAGCCGCTATCGAGGAAAATAGAGCCATTCTAAAGGACGCTAAAAAAGAAAGAAAAAAGGATTATTACCGTGATGACAATTGAAATATGGCTTGGTATAGCCCTTGTTTTCTCTAGTTTAATAAATGTTGTTTTGTTTTGGCTAGCAGCCAAGCAATCCATAAGACTCTCCTATATATCAGAGAATATTGATGATTTATTAGAGATAATTGAAAATTATAAAAACCATCTAAAAAAGATATATGAGATGGAGATGTTCTATGGTGACGAAACCTTAGAATTTCTCATGGACCACACAAGGTCCTTTATAGATATACTCGAAACAGAGTATGGAGATATTAGTTTTATCTCCGAACCACTACAAATAGAATATGAAGAGGAAGAAGAAATTGCCGAAGAAACGATCAACCAAAAAGAAAAAGATGTATTTTACGCAGGATCACGAAAACGCGATTCTTAGATACTGCACAACAGAAAACAGAGCAGAGAAAGAAGTACTATATGAAAACCTAATCCAACCAGCCTTTAATCAGATGGTTGATAAGATTGTATTCTCGTATAAATTCACCTCTCTCCCCAATATTGATGAATTACGCATGGAATGCAAAGTGTGGCTCACAACCATATTAGATAAGTATGACCCAAATAGAGGGTCAAAAGCCTTCTCTTATTTCAGTGTTATAACAAAGAACTGGTTCATTCACAAAGTAAAAAGAAACACAAAACGTCTCCAAAGAGAAGTCCCATACGAAGAAGCCGAGTTGGAACTTGAAACAACATTCGTAGATCCCGGAGATCAATATTACAGAGAAAGAGTATCCCAAGAGTTTTGGCAGAAGTTATGGAATGAAATAGAATCTTGGAATGTGGATTTTGAGAAAGAATCAGAAAAAAGAGTATACGAAGCAGTAAAAATTGTTTTATCATCGGTTGATGATATCGAAATATTCAACAAAAAAGCAGTATACTTATACTTACGTGAGTTGACCGGTATGAACACAAAACAGATTGTAACTCAACTCAATAAAATGAGAACAAAATATAGAGACTTCAAATCTGAGTGGGACAACGGCAAAATTTGAGTAAAACCTAATTAGTTATATGAAAAGCAAAAAGCACATAGAGAAAGCCATCCAGAATATTGAAGAAGACCGCGAGATAACGAGAGAGTTGCTTGATGATGCAATCAAGTGGCTAGCCGTTGACGATGGTCGTCACCAAACAATAGGTATGACCTTGGCCAAATACGTTGAGACCCTGCAACGCTCGAACGAGCAGTTGGTCAAATTGTGTTCTCTGATGTCTAAGCAGGAATCATCTGATGAACTTTCGGAAAAAGACTTTGCTCAAATTTTTGATCAAATTCAAAACTCCGAACAAAAGGACGACTAGAATATGTCGAGTAGGTATGTATCAAATTCTTCAACAGAATTGGTAAAAATCAAAAATAGATTATCGGATACCGAAACTAAATCTCGGCTGGATTTGAATGATAATATAGATACGTTTCGCGGTATTGTTTTTGTTGCAGACACTCGGAGTGCTTTCGCAAGAGCATTCCGTAGACTTCTTGGAGACGTGAATGAAAAACTTAAAGAATTTCAGCCCAAAGAAGCGATTCTAAATAAAAGAAACGACCCAGAGTTGGTAGCCGATGGTGATGAGGGGAATTATTATCAAGTTTACGTTTATTTTATCGATGAAGACTCCCCAGCCAAAGACCCCAGAACAGAAGCCCAAGGAAGTGCAGCATATTGGGCTAAAGTAAAGAAACTAAACAGAGCATTGGTGCCCAAAAAAGTCAATGGATCGATATCAAAACCAGAAAACGAGTCCGAATATAAGTTCAAGTTTTTGAAAGGCGGACCCCGAAGAAACGAATGGTACTCAGGTATAGCGCTCTATCGGGAGCCACACCAAGAAGATGATGACTTCTTCGCAAACCTTTTTAACAACCAAAACCGACAAGGTAGCAACAATAGTGGTGGTAACCAAGGTGGCGGTGGCGGTAACCAAGGTGGTGGAGGTTCCGGAGGTTCCGGAGCAGGATTCCGACCCGGAGAAAATATACAAAAACCAGTGCTTCCCCCTGACGTTGAGCAATTACCAAACGCAGGAATCTTTCATTGGGAATGCGTGAGCAATAAACTTACTTGGGTCAATGGTGAAAGGACTAATTATATCGATGATACGGTTCATGAAGATCGAAGAACAGATATATTACTAGCATCAAACGCGAATACTTCTGCAGCCACCGATGTTGGTGGATATCTAGATGTTGATGATGGTACAGGACTCAACTTGCGCGTTGCGAACTATATCTCATATCAAGATGTAAAAGACAAATTACCTTGGTTCGAAATTGAAAGATACCGCAGGACCGTAATAGCATACGAATCACTATCCAGAGGATATCTTGGTCAGAATCCCGAGGGTTACTTGGGTGCTTATCAAATGGGTTATGATGCCATGAGAAACTCTGGTTTTTTACCCGGTATCCCCGCCGCTGAATATAATCGAATTAAAAGAGAAAACGGAAACTATACTTTAACGACAACCGCAAAGATGATGTTAGCAGCCGATTGGGATAGTCAAATGGCTAAAGATAGATGGGGTGAACCATATGCTCTACACATGCAGACACTCAAAGCCGCCTACGCTGCAGCACCTGACCGCGCGGCACAAAAGATTATTGAGGAGCAGACCCGACAATATTTCAAGGATAACCCCGAAGCCCAAGATAATATGTTCGCTACATATACAATATCTCGGCTTCATCATATGGAATGGCAGGGCTTGGTAGACCTATCTGATCCTATAATGATGCACGCGCATTCAATGGGAACTCACTTAAGAGGTTTTGGTAGTGATTCTAAAGTATCAATTTGGTGGGAAGACCGTCAATATGGTAAGGGCTTGTACGCCTATGTAAGGGATGGGATCGATTCAGAAGACGACTATGGTACTAAATTTTCCTCGTATTATCGAAAAGGCGCAAAAGGCTGGCTAGAGAAGAATGGAGACCCCTGTGTAAGTCCAAACTCTGGTGGTAACCCCTAGAACACATGATAGGAGAAGATTATGAGCAATAAAATCCCAATAGATTCGTTTACCAAAGGGTTCTTGAACACATACCTAAATGAGCAACTTAAAGAACCAAAAAAACTCTCGGGAGAAAACTGGATTCAATCCGAGAACAATTCTTATATTAGACTTGGTAGAGATAGATACGGAGGCCCATCGGAGGGTTATGGTTCTTTAGCCCAAGGTAACTGTGGCGCTATTGACTTGTTCGTTGGTGCAGCAGCCAATAGGTTTGGAACCGCCGAGGACAAGAAAAAATCTTTAATGAATCCAAACTTCTTAGCAGATGCAGGAAGGATTTATATATCTCAGCGATGTGATATTGATACATATTTTGGTATAACTTCTGGTACAGAAATGACCCCACCCGAAGGCAGATCAGGTATCGGCTTGAAGGCAGATCAAATTAGAGTATTTGCTGGCCAGCATTTGAAACTTGTAACAGGGAAGGCTGCTGGTAACGGCTTTGGTTCTCAAGGCGCACCAAACAACCTAGGGGGACCATCCGATGGAGGTGGTCGTATTGAATTTATTGTTGGAAACAATACTCAACCAGTGTTTGAGGGACCTTTTACAGTACCAGTTCTACAGCCCGTACCACTTGGGAACAATTTGGAAAAACTTTTGAAAGAAATTATCTCTCTAATATCAAGCCTGAGATCGATAGTGAGTAATAACACTAGCCACATTCAAGAAGTTGCACAGGCACTAATGGGGCATTACCACACGGACACACCCCAACCTTTACCCGGTATCTCACTTCCAAGCCCACAAATAATTGCTAGAATGATGCCGTTACTTGGTAAGTCCATATCCCAAGACACAATTGGAATTGAATTGCAAAAATTCAATAAAAAAATAACCAACCTTAACCACTTAGACCCAGAAGGGGCACAGTACATTTTGAGTTCGGGAGTATATACAACATGACAACAAGTAAGTTTCGTGAATATCAGGAAGATCCTTGTATTGAAGAGGACGAGTTCGAAGTTAGCGGAGAAGAGTGTAAGGATTGTAAACCTAATCCAGACGCTTTTGTGCCTGACTGGACAAAGCAAGATCTCGGAGTTCCCTTCAAGAATGAACAGACTTGTCAGTATTGTGTGGTACTCACCATGGATACTGATGGTCGATTCGTGAACGGCGAAAACTTACAACAATTATTATATCAATACAACCTCGGAGGTCTCTCGAGTGATCCAGAACTTGAGCAATCTGTTATGGTTCAACTTGGTAACCTATTATCCTTCAACGAAGAGGCTCTGAAAGCATTTTTGGAATCTTATGGTAAAGTAATGCCTCAAGTTTATACCGATGAGGCAGTCGAAGCAGCCACAGCAAGATCTGAATTCTATGCAGAACAATTAGAGATCGATAAGAAACGAAGAGACAAGAGACGGAAGAGAAGAAAGAAATACTTCAAGAAAAAAGCGAATATAGAGACCAGAAGAAGAGATCGTGATCAAGTAAGAGAAGACATAAGAGAATTATATGATGGATCAGTATCTATATTAAATGACCTCCGCACACGCTATCAGCAAGAGAGAGTAGAATTTCGCGAAGATAGAAGAGAAGCAACAAAAATTGCAAGAGAGACCTTGAATACCCTTGGCCAAGCGGCTTTTGGTGTAACCCGATTTGATGAAGAGCCTGAGCCCGGTAAAGTCCTTACTATGCGCGAAAGACAAGAAAGAAGAGAAAGGTATAGAGACGCAGGTCAGGTCAAAAGAGATTTTGCTAGAGAAATTATAGAAGAAAACATACAAGCACGACGAAAGAGACGTAGAGACCGCCGAAAACGAATTGTACAAGGAGTACAAGACAGAACGGACGAAAGAATTGAAAATCGCAGAGAAAAAAGGGACGAGAAACTACTCGGACGATACGAAGATAGAGAAGAAAGAATCAGGGCTCGCGAAGAGACTAGAGACGAAGCAAGAGAGCAGAAGTTTTTAGATAAAATAGAAAAAGAAGAAGCAAAAGAAAGAAGAAAAGAAAGAAGAGAAACAGCAAAGAATTACGAAAATGAAATATTTGATCCTTTAGTAAATCCCGCAGACACCGTCTTTACTCAAGAGTATTTGAATCTAATATCTGCTATTGGCTGCGAGAGAGCACTGCTAACAACGAACCAGACAATCTCAGCAGGAAGTCCATTCAAGTTTATGATATGTATACCAGTAGAGACACTGGATAGTCTAGAGGACGTTCCGCAACCTGATTCAGATCTTGAGACTCTTCGAATTTCATCTTCTGTTACATTGGACGGAAGAAAACTTTGGTCTCAACTCGTCAGATTATCAATGACCTTGAGTACTTTTGCTCGATATGCTAACAATTCATCACAATTCAAGATCTTGGTTGGAGACACAAAAGAAACATTTACGTCGGATTTATATGGTCACGGCGGCGCCTCTGATGTTATGAACATATATTCAGAGTTGGTTGAGTTTCTGAGGTTGAACGAATACTCCATGGGCTTCAACAAAGCATTTCAATTGGATTTAGCGGACGAGATTCGTATATCATTCGACACTAGTGATATAGAAAATCCATTTGTGATCGATAAAGTATACGCAAAAAAGAAATATTGTGATCTTGAAGAACTAACAAAAAACAAAGAACTCTTGAAGAAAGGTTCGTTCCTAAATCAAACCCTAATGGGATATTTATCCTCACTACCGCAGATTGATGAAAAACTTAGATCCCCAACACCAACTCCTTGGGTTGATTTTCTTGTGGACCACACCTTTCCTCAGTTGAATCTGGTATCAAGTGATGGGGAAGCAATCACATCATTAGAAGACGGACCAGTTGCAGCATTTTTTGGAGATTCTTTAGATAAAGCATATAACCTTGTATCAACAACGATGTCTAACATGATATCGGGTGTATTTGATGAGTGGAGTAAAAGAAACTGCGCAATGACTCGTAATTTCTTATCAGACCCAGAGTCTGATGAGGAACTTTTCAATTATGCAGAGGTTCTCACATCTTACAAGCAGTATGCAAATTCAGACGACAGTTATTTGAGCATAGTTAGGCACATTAGAAGATATCACACTGCTCTTGGGGACGAGAACGTATCTCTGAACCTCAAAATTATAAGGGCACTTGGTCTTTGCGGCATGAACAGTTTAGCAGAAAAAGCCACAAGGTGTTTGTTGCGAGGGTCATCTCTAAATGAGTTTTTGAAAATACAATCGAGAGTTTATTTAGAGAAATTAGACCCAGAGGCTATGCTGCTATTGTCCAACACTCTCCCACCTAATGTTGCAGCAAAGATAATGGCCGACTTCAAAGAAGACCTTGTAAATGCCCCTTTACCTTGGGAGACAGGCTACGCCTCCGAAGGTAATCCGATGAACAAGAAGAAAATGAAGCAGTTTTATAAAGAGGCCGCTAGACGTGATGTTTATCTAGAACAACAAGAAACAAGGAGAGAGTTGGAAGACAAGGCTAATGAGCACCAAGCCTTAGTAGACGCAGCACTTGCAGTGGATGAAGAATACCAGAGACGTCTCAATGAACTTGACTATTACTATGCGGATATACAAGGAACACAAAGAAATGAGTATATTCTGGAGTTAGAAGAACAGATTAGACTCAGAGATGCCGACAACCCCTTTACTACTACGCCCGGCTCTGACATGGGTTCGCCGGATTCTCCCCGGGAACCAATGACCGACAAAGAAATAAATGAACGCGCTTGGGAACTATATGACGAAGAAGAGTTCTTAGCCAGACCAGAAGTGGAAGATAATGAAATAAAATGGTTTGACGAAATAACTCCGATTCAAAGAGAAAAAGAACAGACAAAGGAACAAAACACGCAAATAAACAATGATTTTTACGATAATAATGATGTGGAACTTTATTATCAGTCTATACTAACACTTCAAGAACTTCGTTATGATACGGAAGTTTGGAAAGAATTAGGATACGATACAGAACAACAGTTCATAAGAGATTCAAAGATGTTGCTCAAACTCCAAACAATTGGAAAAAATAAAGCAAAAATAGAAATGGAACGAAGAGCATACGATCAGGCTTCATTGTATAGACCATTACCAAACTTACAAGCCGCACTTACAGAAGCGTACACTGACCAACTACTGAATAATATTGGTATTGCAGACCTTCAAAGAGTTGTTGATAACATACCAGATATTGTGCCCATAGGTCCGATTGCGGATTCTCTAAGGTGTCCGTGGAATACTTTGTTCACTCCATCTATAAAGAGGTTCTTAGGGACATCAGAACTTTATACTGCTTTTGATTGCGCCGAAGGTCTCCCTATTCGTCGACCATTTTTGCCCAAAATAGATGGCGTCAATATCAAGGACGCATTTTCAACAAACATAGAGGAGGCTTTTTTCAAGGCTGTTAGCGATGCAACAGTCAATGCCCTGATGGGATTGTTGGATCTGGCCATCAACACGTTAGAAGAGGCAGTGTGTAGAACCATTGGCGGCTTAGGAGATAATCTCATAAATGCTATTAACGGCGGCGGAGAAGATGGATTCTTTGAAGTCATGGCTGCTGCATTCGGAGGTAATCCTGATTTACCCTCAAACAAAAGAGATCTTCAAAATGGATTGGCGGATAAATTATTGGAAGGATATGGTATAGTCCCAGATGACTGCCCAGAACTTGATCAAGTTGAAATCTCTGAGAATTACAGAAGTCTTTATAAAGCAATTGGCTACTCTCTGAACGTTCGTGAGATGAAGGAATTATTCAGTTTTGGGATTGATGAATACAATCCTCTAACTCTCGCAAGAATTACGGAATCTATTGATGTTCATGCTCCATGCTTTAGGGATACTTTCAATAACAATCAAAAAGTTGGAAAGTTCTTTAGAGATATCAGCAGTTCAGTTCCGTTAGATGTAAAGAATAACATAAGAGCCTCAATTACAGATGCAGACGATCAAGTCCCTGTGTTTACCTCCATATGTTTGAATCAACAACAATACGATAAATGGAAAGAGGATCGCATAGGCTTACTTGTTTCATTAGGTATCCCAGAGGATATAGCAAGAGATAATGTTGATGAGCAAGATAAAAACAACGCCGAGTCTCTTGAAAAACTTTTAGGCGCTCAAAGAGATATGGGAGAGTTCCTGCAGGACAACGTTGCGAACTCTCTATCGGTCAATGATGGTCCACAATTTGATGATGAAGGTAACTTGATTGATCCATCATGTTATAAGAAAGGCGGTTTATTAGATACAAACTCGGATGATATAGCATCAGCATTAGACGTTGTAAACTCTGCATACTTCGATGCTCTAGAGTTGCAATTTACTAAGGATCTCACGACTGGAGGATTCTTTACCGATGGTTTGTTGAATCGTATTTTAGCAAACACCGATGATGAATCATTTTCCTCCCATAATTTGAAATCTACCCGAACTCTTGATTTTGGAAAACGATTCATCGGGTATGAAGATGCCAACAACGATGATATCCCAGACCTTGCTGATATATTCTATCCAAAAACAGTGGGTTTACATTACTATACTGAAACACAAGAACCAACGGGATTCAGTACCAGCGTAAGGGCCCAAGCAGAGGCGCTTGAGCAAGTTGATCCAAGCCTAAGTGATTTACCGGTTGCACAACTTTTAGACCTAAATATGCCCGAAGGAGAGACTAGAGCAGTTCATCCTCCATCCTTCTCTCTAGAATTTGAACAACAATGGGATACTAACTTTGAATCCACTTCTGCTTTAGAGAAAAGAACAAGCACAACAAGACTCTATCTAGAGCCCAGAGATGAGGCTGGTAACTATTCTCCCTTCACTTACAGAATAACAAATACAAAAACATCAGTGAAAAACAAGAACAATAAGGAAATCAAATCAGGTGAGACAGATCCCGAATTAGAGATGACACTGCAGCAGGAACTAGACCCATCATTAAGGAATTATATAAACAGACATTTCGGATTTTCTGCTACACCAGTGACCGATGAGTTGGCCACTGTTGTTGGTTCACCAAATGCAGCCGCTCGTTCTCAGCCAATTAGAGCCTTGGTATTCAACAAATATATAGTTGATTCATTCAGTTCCGCAGGGCTGGATGTGAAGTCTAAAGACAATCAGTTCTTTTATTCTTCTCCATATGGAAAAATGAGTCAGCTGTTATATAATGAAACAAAAAATATGTGTTACAATGATCTCGACGGACAGATAAATTCGGGATTTTCCTTTGGGTACGACCCAGAGGATGAACTAACAGAAGATGATTATAAATACGTAGATCCAGAACCCGGATCAACCTCATACACAAAACCACGATCCGCAAAAATATTAGGAAGATCCCAAACGGATCATCCTCGAGTTTTCTTTTTGGACCCCGAAAAACACGGTGGATCTTATGTTAAGCCAAAGATATATGTTGCTCCTCCTCGAACTTTTGGTTGGCTTAGTTTATATGATGCAATCATACCAGAAGTTGACGGTTGTGAACCATCGAGGCAAGTAATAATCAATACAAACGAAATCAAACAATATGTTAGTGATACAAAAAACAAAATAGCAAGAGACCCAAGACTCAACAATGCTAGCGATTGTATAAAACTAATTCCATTTGATCTGATTATAAATCAACAATCTCGCGCACAAATAGAAGGAGCCATCAAAACAATATTGAGAGTATTCTCTACAGAGTCTTATATTTTCAGTAGCCCTGTTTTTGCTTCTATCTTCTCGGGTTTTGATGGTAATTATGATGATGCGATGTTCCATATGATAGCGACAGAAATCATTGAAGACATGGAGACAAGAGGCGGCGCATTACGAGGCTTGATTTCAAACAAATATTACGTAAACACCTTCTTGGAGCAATGTGTACAGATGTATGCCAGAATGTATTATTCTGGCGAGACTGAACCATCTGAGGAGGCTATGAACGCTCTAAGTAAGATAGAAGAGAGCCAAATGAGATATAAATACCCCTCAGATACGTGGCTCAAAGACTTTTTTGATGTGGATATTGATATATTCCATCAATATCCTCACAAGGAACCGACTTTAGAAGACTTACCCTATGAGACACCCTATGATATACCAGCGGATGTTGTTGGAAGAATTTATCCGCTCATTGATGACTCGTGGTATGATCCTCCTTTAGAAGAGAAACAAGAAGCAGTGCAGGAATTACTAATCAGAGATTTTTATGTGAACTCGCTAATGTATGTTTCGGAGGGAGAAAAAATGTTTGTCCCACCATCACTAGATTTACAGGAGCCGGGCGACAGAAGAATGGTCCCAACACCAGAAGGGGCTATATACTCCATGAAGGTCCAAAAGCCACCGGGCAACCTCGGGGCATTCGTCAAGAAATCAAACAAATATTTCCGATTCTATACAAGGATGTATGTAGTTCGGACAATGAGGGAAGAGTGCATATCGATATTCAAAGAGTTGCTAAAGAAGGAATTTAGATACATTGTAAATTCAATGGCTAATGCGATTGATAAAAAAGCAGACGTGTTCAGAGTTTCTCAACATTTCTCAACTAGAGACGGAGTCTTCTATGGTAACAACACGGACTTCGGTACATTCCGTAGCGTGTTGCAGTCGGAGGTTAGCGGTGAAATCGAAAGCGTAACCAATAATATAAGTGAAAACTTCTTTAATAAAATTGAAATCTCCAATGATCAGGCTGATGAAATAAAAGCAAAAGGCTGCTTTGTGATTCAGAAATACTTTAGAGTTATGGATAAAACGGATGGAACGCCGTTGCCCCAAAGAAGCGATGATCTAAAGGGTGTCGTAAACCCAGAATCCTTTTTGGAATATATAAATTCTCCTTTACCAGAGGATGCTGAAGTTGTGATTGACGATAATATGTTGATCTCTGATGCGTTTGGTGATTTAGAGTTCATATATGGCCTCAGAGGACAAGAATTGATAGACGGTGTTGTCGTAGTCTCATCGACTGGCGAACCAGCCCCTCCGATACCAGAGGACACACCAGAAGAGAGTCTGATCGAATTAGGAATCAAAGGATCAGTTGGTATCAAAAAAGGCATAAGACTTATGTATGTCCCAAATGAGGAATATTATGAACAATTGATGCTTGATAATCCAGCATTATCAGAGTTACAAACAACAATAGCAGATGGAACAATGACTTCTGAAGAATACCTCAGAGAAAACGCGTTTTTCTCCGCCCCTTTTACACCAATTCGAGATGACGCTGACCCTTCTTTGAGTTTAGCGATCCCGTTGGCTTCTGTTGAAATAGAGGAGTTTGATCAAGAACTAAAAAACCTTCAGAATTTCAACGGGAACGATTATAAGTGCCTATTGACCAAATTGGTTGAGAGCGATGAATACAAAATGCTATTTGAATACTGTTTTCCGATCAACATATATATTGGCCACAATATCATACACACAAATAAATCATTCTATATGTCTTTAGGTCAAGGAGATAGAGAAAGGATTGAACATAATCCACTCGGCCTTAGTGGAGCAAGTCTACCAAAGATACCACGTTCATCTCAACCGGACGATGAAATAAGAACATATCTAGATGATACCAAAGACAACCTAAGAAGGTTATTCGCAAGTATTTATACAGTTGATGATTACAAGAAGACTTTCCAGTTTGATGGAGATTTAGAAAGACAAGGTCTTGCCGATTTCCTTAGTTTGTTTTTACCCACCTTTAGATTCCTCGGCGGACACAGAAAAGCACGTAGACCTTTCAATAAAGACGGGGGAGAATGTGAAAGCCCCGTTGGTAAAATATTCGGAGACAAATAATGCCTAAGACACCAAAATTCCCACTAACTTTCGATGAAACAACTCTTTATGAGACAACAGAGGACATCAAAGAGATTACAAAATTTCATGTAAAGAACATAGTACTTACTAATCCGGGAGAGAAAATATCTGATCCGGGTTTTGGCGTTGGTGCTAGAAAGTATTTGTTTGAAAACCTAACAGATCAAACAATCGCGGCTTTATCGTCTCGAATAAGATCACAGATAAAAAGATATGCATCTCATGTTCAAGTTTTATCAATAAAGGTAAACCCAGTTGCAGAGGATAATTATATGTCAGTAAAGTTGTCTTACTACATACCAATCATAAATGAGAGTGACATATTATCTTTTAGTATATCAAATTCCACAGCAATTTACTAATAGGCTAATTAGTTTTAAGAGGAACACCAAATGCCGAACAAGAAAAATATAAAATATACGAATAGAGATTTTGATTCAATCAAATCTGCATTAGTCAACCATGCACAAAGATATTACCCAGATAGATACAAGGATTTCTCTGAAGCATCCTTTGGCTCGATGGTTTTTGATGCTGTTGCCTATGTTGGAGATGTTCTATCATTCTATCTTGATTATCAGATAAACGAATCGTTTTTGACTACTGCAACTGATTACAGTAACGTAAAGAGGCTAGCAGAAACAGTTGGATATAAAAGAAGAGGTATTCCATCATCTTTCGGTATAGCATCCCTTTATGTTATCGTGCCGGCTGATACAGCAGGTCTCGGCCCAGACACTACTCTTTTACCAATTCTCAAAAAGAACGCAACCTTTACAGCCCCGAATGGCGGCTTTATTCTTCTTGATGATGTAGACTTTGCAGGGTTCAATACGGAAACCGTCGCAGCAAGAAGAGACGCATCAACTGGATTACCAACGGACTATGCTATAAAAGCATTTGGTAGAGTGATGTCTGGTACTTTCAAGACCGTAGATCTCGCTATAGGTGATTTTGAGAGATACAAAAAACTAACAGTATCAGATACGAAAGTAACTAAAATCATATCGGTAATTGATAGTGAAGGTCATCGATATTATGAAGTGGATAATCTGGCTCAGAGTGTAATATATCAAGAGACAACAAACACTAATTATAAAAACGATGGCGTACCTTCTATTCTCAAGCCCGTCGTGGCTCCTCGTAGATTTACTGTAGCCGAAGTGGGAGCCGATACTGTGTTGCAATTCGGTCATGGATCAGATGCAGAGGACACAACAGAGGACATATTAGACCCAACGAGTGTTCTTGTTCAGAGACATGGTTTTGACTTTAACACCAATAAGAATTTTGATCCATTCAAGTTAGTCAATAATGATTCTCTTGGGATATCTCCGGCTAACACAACACTTACTATCACATACATAGAAAACACATCAGAGAATAATAACTTGGCCCCAAATCAACTAACAGGAGTTGGAACAACTGATTTCTTCTTTGAAAACCAAGCATTACTCAATGCATCAAAAATGACAACAGTTGAAAATTCACTGGAGATCACCAATGAAACTCAAATTATTGGGTCAACTTTTGATATTGAGTCATCTGAGGATTTAAAAATAAGAGCATTATCAAACTACAGTTCCCAAGGCCGTGCAGTAACAAAAACGGACTATGAATCTTTAGTGTATATGATGCCTGCTAATTTTGGCTCTGTTTCGAGAATATCAGTTATAAATGATCCATCATCTTCAAACCGTCGATTATCAATGTATGTTGTGTCGCAAGACGTGAACGGATACCTGACTTCTTCAAACACAACAATCAAAAATAATATCAAGACTTGGTTGAGTAACTATAAAATGCTAAACGATATTATTGATATATTTGACGCTAAAATAGTCAACTTTGCATTCGACTTCAAGATCATTACCAACCCGGGCTATGACCCAGAACAAGTATTGATCGAGTGTAAACAAGAGTTATCTGCTTTGTTTGCAAACAAACTATACATCGGAGAACCTATTTATCTTTCTAAAATATACAATACGATAAATAAAGTCCCCGGAGTATCTGATTGCGTTAGTGTGACTCCAAGTATTCCAACAGGAACTAATTATGCTGAAACATTTCTTCTTCTTGAAGACATCATCTCACCAGATGGAACTTTCCTCAAGACTCCAAAGAATGTTATCATGGAATTGAAATTTCCGACAATAGACATCGTAGGGAGTATTGCATAATGGCTTTCAAAAAATATACCGCCAACAAGGATACAACCATAACCAACCGATTTATCGGTGATAAAACCGAAGCAAACAGGGTTACGGGATCTAATACAGGCCAATCTGACACTTTAGAAATATTTTCCTATCACGGAAGAGCAGAAGCGTCGCTCACTGCACCTTCGGTTGAATTATCAAGGGTTTTGATTGAATTCCCAGTATCATCCATATCAACAGATAGAACTGCTGGGACAATCCCTGCATCAGGCAGTGTTAGTTTTATACTGAAAATGTATGATAATCCCACCGCTGGTATTAAAGCAACAGGATATGCGATTGAGGCTTTACCACTATCAGGCTCTTGGGAAGAGGGATTCGGAATTGATAATAGTAACTTCGAGGATCTAACCAATGACAATGAAGGTGCAAACTGGATGCGAGCAAATGGAACATCAGTTTCTGCCTCCGCCACCTTGGTTCTTGCTGGAGGTACTAATTTAGCATCAATACACGGCCAGACTTTTGCTTTGGTAGACTCGGACGGCACATCACAGACTTTTACAATAGATTATGGATCTTCTACAACCACTGGAGGCACAATAGGCTTTGGCTTGGGCGCAGGTGATGAAGACCAGAATGATAACGCAATGACGGCCATCAAGACAGCGATCAACTCTATTACGGCTCTAGATATCACAGCCAGTACAATAACACCAGTCGGTGATGCAACTTCCGAACATACTCTACTAGTAAAACAAAAGACCACAGGATTCGCAGGGAATACTTCTATTGATTTATCCGGCGTAACCGGACTGTCCGTATCGGGCTCTACTGCTGCTTTTACTGGAGGATCTGGAACTTGGGCTAACATCGGTGGTGGAGATATAGCAATCAAAAACGGATCAGCAGTGACTGGTCTAAGTCAAACAATATCGACCGGAAGTCAAGACTTGGAGATTGATGTTTCAAGTTTTGTAGAAGATTGGCTCGCGAGCACATATACAAACTATGGTTTTTTAGTCAAAATCGTTGACTCTAATGAAGGTCTCAATCTAACCGCCTCAGCCGTAGAGATTCAGAACACAGTAGGTGTCTCAGGTTCATTCGGGACCAAAAAGTTTTATGCTAGAACTTCTAATCTTCAACTCAAGCGCCCAGTGATAGAGGCCCAATGGAATGATTCCAAGGGCGATGATCGAGCAAACTTTTATTACTCATCTTCTCTCGCACCAGCCGCAGATAATATGAACACACTTTACCTTAATAATAAAATTAGAGGAAGATACGCTGATGTTCCCGGGCTTACCGCGAACAAGATGAAAGTTGCTTTCTTCACCTCATCAGCAGGAGTTCCGGACACAGGAAATCTCACAGTAAGAACTGGTAGTTCTAATGTGACGTCAATTGATGCAACAAAGACTGAAACAGGTATCTACAGTTGCTCAGTAGCCGTTCCTAGTGGAGCGTATGGTACCATATATGACGTTTGGTACACGGGATCGAGTGCTCCATATACTATCTTCCACCGAGGCGAAATAACCCCCAAAGCGTTCTCTGGAGACGACTATTATGCTAACAACAAGTATATCCTCAAGGTAACAAATGGAAAATTACACTACAACATAGGTGACTCTCAACGTATTCAGTTATACACGAGAGCAAAAAACATAACACCGAATATCTTCACGGTCTCTCAGAATACGACCGACGTTACAATTTTACCTGAACTTTATTATAGGGTCGTTCGAACATATGATGATCTAGTGGTCATACCGTTTGGAACAGGGTCGACCAACCACACCAAGATGTCGTATGACGCATCTGGTAGTTACTTCGACTTCGACTTTAGCAATCTACAAGCAGATTTTGAATACAAGTTTGAATTTGCCTATTATGAAGATTACGCTAGTGATTATATCACGCACCCTTATATATTCAAGTTTAGGACATCAGAATGAGTATTATAACACTATTCAACGCAAATAACCCAATAACCGCTCTGAACGCTCAATCTGCGTCATATTACTCAGAGTCGGAAAAAAATATATCGGAAAAATTCAAAAACATTCAACAATTTGAACCACCGATTGATTTCACTACTGCGTCGAACTGGTGTAGATATGGATCTCTGGAGTTATACTATGAGTATGGCTTCAAAAAAGTATACAACACATATCCTTATGATGGTTCAGCATACGAGAAGAATCTATACAGAAACAATTCGTCTCAAATTGACAATTATATTTTTGATAGTCTTTATCCAAAGTCAACAGGGTATGCTGTGTTTATGCCCGGTGCATTTTCTTATTCTGCAGTCCAGAGTACCGCCGGTGGTGTTAAATATTATCTTGACTCTACCCCTGAGTACATAACCACTTTTGGTGGTCCGAATACCGCATCTGCAGGCATGATAGGTAAGCCATTACATGAGACTTTTGATGATTCAAATAAATATGACGTTGCTTTGCGTAGAGAATCTAATCTTGAGTTTGACTTTTCTTTTGGAAATACAATTGAATTCTGGATGA